TATAGCAAAAAACCTAAGGTCTTCAAAATTTAGTCAAAAAGTGGTACAATCCTTTAAGTTGTACAACCGGAAAAAGGATAAGTTAGACACTTACAAAGCCCGGGCTAAAAAGGAGTTTTAAATATGGCGACATCTGGATCTACGAGTTTCAATTTAAGTATTGATGAGATAATTGATGAAGGTTATGAAAGATGTGGTTTATCTACAAATCAAGGGTATGATTTGAGATCAGCAAGAAGAAGCTTAGATCTTTTATTTGCTGAATGGGCAAATAGAGGTATTCATTTATGGAAAGTAGCTTTACATGAAAATACTTTAGTAAGTGGACAAGCTGAATATAGTGTTTCTGCAGGTGTCAGTGATGTTTTAGAAGCTTTTGTTTCATCTACTGCTGCAGGAGCTAATACTGTAAACACGCAAGATGTTGCATTAACAAAAATTGATAGATCTGCTTATTCTGCACTTCCTAATAAGTTAGCTTTAGGTCAGCCCTCACAGTATTATGTATCTAGAGAAACAACACCAAAAATTTATTTATACCAAGCACCTAATTTAAGCACTTACACAGTATTGAAATATTATGTAATTAAAAGAATTGAAGATGCTGGGGCTTACACAAATGATGCAGATGTAGTTTACAGATTTTTTCCATGTATGTGTGCTGGATTAGCTTATTACTTAGCTATGAAAAAAGCACCTCAAATGGTACAACAAAATAAATTAATTTATGAAGATGAATTGAAAAGAGCTTTAGATGAAGATGGACAAAGAACATCTACATATATTACACCTCAATCATTTTATCCTACTGGAGTTTAATAATGGCAAAATTTGCAACAGGAAGACGTAGTCAAGCAATATCAGATAGATCTGGTATGGCATTTCCATATACTGAAATGGTTAAAGAGTGGAATGGTTCTTTAGTGCACTATTCTGAATTTGAAACTAAACATCCGCAGATAAGAAGAAAACACGCAACTGCTGATGCTATCGCTTTACAAAACACAAGATCAATGAAATTTCAAACACCTATACAACCTTTTATAAATAACAATACAAGTGATGTAACAATAGCTAGTTCTGGTGGACAAGGTATGGCAACAGCTAACTTAACATTACCTGGACAATTTGCTTTTTTAACGGTTGGTGCGCCTACAGATTCAATTGAAGGTAACAATATTACAACTATGACACCCGCAGATCCAGCAGAACAAAATAGACAAAGAGAGATTAATTTAACTTTAGGTTTAACAACAGTGAGTATTACATAATGGCTGTAACACATTCAAATTTTTTAACTCAAGTAAGAAATTATACAGAAGTAGACAGTAATGTTTTAACTGATGCTATCATACAAGATTTTATTAGATCGGTAGAATTAGATATTGCAGGTAAAGTTGATTATGATGATTTGAGAAAATATGCTACATCAAATTTTACAGCAAATAACAGGTACGTTACAATACCGTCCGATTCATTAATATTAAGATCTGTTCAAGTAATAGATGGTTCTGATGTTAGAACATTTTTAGAAAAAAGAGATACAAGTTTTATATCGGAGTTTAATGGAAGTGGAGCTACAGGCACTCCTAAATATTATGCCAATTGGGATGATTTTACTATTTTAGTTGCACCTGTGCCATCAGCAGCTCTGGCTGTTCAAATAAACTATATTAAAGATCCACCTAATTTTACATCTTCTAACAATACTTTTATATCAACTTACCAAGAATCAATGCTTTTACATGGTGTCCTAACAGAGGCTTTTAGATATTTGAAAGGTCCTGAGGCTATGTACAAACAGTATTTTGATAAGTATAATGAAGAGGTACAGAATTTTGCTCTACAACAAATGGGCAGAAGAAGACGAGCGGAGTATGATGACGGAGTCCCAAGAGTAAAAATTCCTAGTCCTACTCCTAATACAACTTATTAATAAGGAGAATAATTATGGCAATAACAACAAATGCAATCTGTGATTCTTTTAAAAAAGAATTACTACAAGGAAGTCACGATTTTGATGCATCAACAGATACATACAAACTAGCGATGTACACAAACTCAGCGACTTTAGGAAAATCAACTACAAATTATACGACAGGTAATGAAGTTTCATCACCATCAGGATACACAGCAGGTGGTAAAGCACTTGTCAACCAAGGTGTTAAAGTATCATCATCAATAGCTATTACTGATTTTGCTGACCTATCATTCGTAGGTGTAACTCTTACTGCAAGAGGAGCACTAATTTATAACACTCAAACAAACGGTGGTTCAAATACTACTGACGCTGTTGCTGTGTTAGATTTTGGTGGAGATAAAACTGCTACTTCTGGAACATTTACAATCCAGTTCCCAGCATTTACAACATCTGCTGCAATATTAAGATTAGCTTAATTTGAGGCCCTGGAGCTATGGCAGAGTATACTTATACAGTTACCGTAGCTTCAGGAAACCTATATGGCGGAGGAACGGGCAACGTTTTTTATTTAAACGGTGCTAGAAACTCTACAGGGCCAGGAACAGTTTCTTGGGTTGAAGGTGGTACACTAAGATTTGATCAAAGTGAAGGCACCAACGATAATCACCCACTAATATTTTCTACAAACACAAGCACCTCCGGAATAATTTCATCTGGAGTAACTTACTATCTTGATGGAGCTAGTAATCAAACAAACTATACTAACACCACTACATTTAATGCAGCTACAACTAGGTATGTTGAAGTAACACCATCCTCTCAAACTGATTTTTATTATTTATGCTATGTGCATGGAATTGGTATGGGTGGTATTTTTGATATTACATCCACTACTTGGGGAGCATTAACATGGAACTTAGGTGCATGGGGAGATCAAGCTGATGTAGATGTAAGTGCTACTGGAATTTCTCTTACATCAGCTGTTGGAGGTACTATTGCACAAGGTGAACTACAGGTTGGTTGGGGTGGAGACACTTGGGGAGAAAATGAATGGGGTGAGCTTTCAGGAGCACAACCTACAATTACTGGGCAACAATTAACTTCTTCTATAGGAAGTGAGTCTGTTACTGCAAACGCTGATGTTTCACCAACTGGTATACAATTAACATCATCTCAAGGAACAACTGTTGGCGGAACTTCTGCATTAGTTCAGGTTACTGGTAGCTTAGAGTCCATGGGCGTAGGTCAAGTGACTACTGGAATAGGGGCTGTTACAAGTGGATTACAATTAGCATCTTCTATTGGAACAACTACAATTGATGAATCTATTTTAACTGGAGAAGGTTGGGGAAGAGCTGAATGGGGAGAATTTGCATGGGGTGTAAATTATTCTGTTGCTCTGACTGGACAAACTTTAACTTCATCTATTGGAGAAGAAACTGCTTTTACAGATGTTACAGTAAATGTAACTGGCCAAGAATTAACATCTACACTTGGTAATTTTTCACTTGTAGGAGATTTTGGAATTGTTGTATTCGCAGCTGAAGATCAACTTGATTTTACAATTGGTTCTTTTGGTATTGTAGGAAATGCGTTAGTAGAACCTACAAGTGCTGGATCCTTAACTGGGTCAATAGGTAGTGCTATAGCTGGATTAAAAACAGGTGTAGATGTTTCTGGTATTCAAATGACATCAACTATAGGTGCAATAGCTCTTGAACAAACTACTGTAGAACCTGTTACTGGACAAAGCATTGCTATGTCTCTTGGTTCTCATGCTGAAATACCTGGTCAGATAATTGGTGTTTCGGGCTTACAAATGGCTTCTTCTATGGGATCAGTAAGTGTTGTAGGAACAGCTGGAATTGATGTAACAGGTATACAATTGACAGCCAGCCTTGGAACAGTTAATATTACTGCGTGGCAAGAAATTGATCCTGGCGTAAATAATGTTTGGAGTACAGTTGATTTAGCGGCTTGATTAAGGTAAAATTACAATATTTAGGAGATAAAAATTTATGACATCTAGTTACTCAACAGATTTAAAACTCGAACTTATGGTCACTGGCGAAAACGCTGGTACATGGGGTGATAATACAAACAATAATTTAAACTTAATTCAACAAGCAATTTCTGGTTTTGAGCAAGTAACACTTTCAAGTGGTGGAACTTTAGCTCTTGCTATGACTGATAAAACTATTTCTAATGCTAGAAATATGGTTATTAAATTTGCAACCGCATCAATAGCTGCTAGTACAATTTGTACTATTCCAGATTCAATTGAAAAATTTTATATTTTTGATGCAACTGGATTAACTAATCCAACTAATTTAACAATTAAAACTGCATCAGGAACTGGTTTCACATTAGACGCTGCAAAAATTTATGCTGCATATTCTGATGGAACAAATTTAAAAGAAATTTCTTTAGACACTTTAGGTGGCACAGTAGCTGCCGCTAATATTACAGGAACAATTGCAACTTCACAAATTGCAGATGATGCAGTAACTTCTGCTAAAATTGCTGATGATGCTGTTGTAGCAGCAGCTATTGCTGATAACGCAGTTGTAACGGCTGCTATTAATGCTGATGCTGTTACTCAAGCTAAAATTGGTGATGATGCTGTTGGAGCAGATCAATTAGCAAACACTGCTGTGACTGCTGGTTCTTACACTTCATCGTCAATCACAGTAGACGCACAAGGTAGAATTACAGCTGCATCTTCTGGAACGGCTGGAGCTTCTACAGTTTTTTTTAAAGACATGAGAGCTAGTTCTGGAACTTACACTGCAAATCCTAATGCAGGTAAAGCAATAGTTTATTTTAGAGGAGCAGGCGGAGGTGGAGGCGGAAACCTCAGTAGAAATAACGCCCCGGCTGGACAAGGTGGAAATGGTGCATTTGGAGTTTATAGTATTCCGTTATCGCATCCATACACTGCTCCATATACTATCGGGTCAGGAGGCGCAGGGTCATCATCTTCTAGACAAGGAAGTTCAGGTGGATCATCAAATTATCAAAGTGGTGCAATTACTGCAGGAGGCGGAGGCGGAGGCCAAGGCGGAAATCAATATGCAGGGTCAGGAGCACCACCTGCTAACTCTGGAGCGTTAGGTGGAAATTTAACTGCTGTACAAGATTATACAGTGAACCCACCACTTCATCCATCTCCAGGAAGTGGAACTACTCAATATGCATATTTAAGTCAGCCACAGAACGCAACAACTTTTCCTGGCGTAGGTGGAAGCGGAGGAGGAGCAGGAGACGGTGTAAATAATGGAAATCCTGGAGCAGGTGGTTCAATAGTAATTTTTGAAGACGGATTAGATTAGGAGAAATAATATGGCTAAAATGATTTTTCAAAAAGGTAATAAAACAGAAAACGGAGTATATCGAGCAGGTATTGATGATGCACACATACAAATATATGTACCAGCAGAAGATTATGATACATACGATATAGTAGAATTTCCTGATAGTATTTATAATAATGTTTACACAGGTAAAAAATATTGGTCAATTTCGGGAGACACGATTTCAGAGGTAGACTGGCCTGAAGATCGTCAATTAAACGAAGAAGATTTTAAAACAGATAGAGATTCACATTTAAGTAATTTAAAAGCTTTCAAAGAAGATAAACCTAATCATCCAAAAATGGATGAAATAGATGCTTGTATATCATGTATAGAAGAAATTGATTTAGCTTCAATCACTTACCCTCACGATGAAATACGTGTGCATTGTGCGAAGCAAGATAAAATGATTGTTCTTCCTTATATTTAGTTTATATAAGATGTGTGTCTAAGATAATAAAATTTACATATCCTAGAGGATTTACTGAATATTTAAAAGATGTTCTTCCTGTTCCAATAAAAACTAATATACCTGAATGGTTTAAAAAGTTAGAACACAAACATAGTCATCAAACAGTTAAGGGATGTATACCGTTTTTAGATACTCTTACTGCAGGGTACCTTATAAAATGCCCACAAGATATTTACATAAATTTTAATATTGATAACCCCGAAACAAAAGAAAAAGACACTTATTTTCAAACTGCTGTAGATAATCCAAATGTAACTCAATATTTAAATATAAATACTAGTGAAATACAATCACATTCAACAAAACAACTTGAGGGTTCGCCCTTAATATCTAAAAACAAAAATTGCCCTTTTTTCAAAATACTGAATCCTTTTAAGATAATAACACCACCTGGTTATTCAATTTTAATTGTTCCTCCTTTAAATAACTCAGATGATAGATTTGAAATAATTCCTGGCATAGTTGATACAGATACTTACAAAACTGAAATTAATTTTCCTATAGTTTTAAATGGGGATAAATATGATACTCTTGAAACAGTAATAGATAGAGGTGCTCCTTTAGCTCAAATTATACCTTTTAAAAGA